CCATTCCTGCAAGTTGCTTGCCTGTGAAGTTGCCCCACGAACAACAGCACCTGTTGTTGCAGCAGATCGCGCAACAATGCTTGTTTGCGCATAAACCGAAATCGTGCCAGCAACAGTCTGTGGCCCAGCAGTAGCATTCACATACGAAATCGCAGTGCTAGACGGCACAGCAGTAACCACATAAGTTCCATTAAAACCAAGCGGTGTGATACCTGCAACAACAACCAAATCGCCCGAACCAATGTTATGTGCGCTGGTAGTCGTGATAGTTGCAGTTCCAGCAGCCGAAGTTGCAGTCAACGTAGCCCCACCAACGCTAGTCGTCAAACCAGCAGTCGAACCTGTGTAAATCTGCCCGACAGCGTTACGTCCACCCAAAATAACGCTCGCCGAAGTCTGCAACTGCAACAAATCAGCAATTTGATTCGATGAACCCTTAAGAAAAAGACCCACACCCGATGCGCTAGTTGTATAACCATTCAAAACACCAATAGTTGAAGCTGATGCACCACCCGCAACAACACCACCAGCAGTCTTAAAAGTTGATGAAGTAGCAGAAAGCGAAGCAACAACAGTGCCGCCAAAGTTTTGCCATTCCTGATAGTTTGCAGATTGACTCGATGCGCCCCTGGCAACCAAAGCAACAACAGAAGCGTTATTTGAAGCAGCTGTCGTATTAGCAAGCTGAGTAACACCGCTAGCACCAATGCTTGCACTTGGCAAATTCAATGCGCCATCGAAAGCGATGCTGACTAGCGATGCACTCGATGAACGCCAATCTTGCAAAACTCCGCTTTGTGAAGCCTGCCCGACAACACGCAAAGCAGTCGAGGATGCGTTAGTTGGTGTAAAAGTGTTTTGCCCTGTAAAACTATTATCGCCAGTAAGTAAAGCATTGGCTGTCCCAGCTGCGACAGTTCCAGCCGCATAATCGCTAACCTGTGATCTAGTGATGCTGCCCGAAATAGTGACAGCAGTTCCGGCAAGAGTCGCATAACTCGCTGTTCCGGCTGTGACTGCTGTTCCTGCACCTGTGGCAGTTATCGCTGTGCCAGCACTATTCGCAAAATAGGCTGTGCCAGCAGTATTCGCTGTGCCAGCAGTATTCGCATAAGTTGCTGTTCCAGCAGTGACCGCACCCAACGCACTCGTTGCTGACGTTGCATAAGCGACAGTTCCCGAAGTGAAATCACTAATCTGCGACCTGGTAAGGCTCAAAACTGACTGATCTAGACCCAAAACTGCACTCGAAGCAGACCCAGTATTGGTGATAGGCGAATTGACCGAAATAACGCCACTAACGCCAGCAGATCCAGCAGGGCCAGTCGCACCTGTCGCACCCTGCAAACCCACAGACGAAGTTGATACCGCAACCGGCACTTCAGTAACCGCAACATTCACCGAATTCTCGGTGACAGCAACAGTCGTTGTTGATTCTGTTACTGAAACAACAACATCGCTCATCGAGTCACATTCCCAGAAACATTAACAGCGCCCTGCAAAATACGAGTAATCGCACTCGACCCTGAAATAATCTCAAGATCATAAGCATAAGAACCAGCAGGAATCGCAGCCGATTGAGCATTAGTGATAGCAACCGCAATAGTGCCTGCAGTGCCACCCAAAGTGATACCTGAACCGCTAGTGAGCGACAAAAGCGGAGTTGCAGTGCCATCAACAGCATCACGAACCATCATCGCAGCAGTGTAACCAGTCAAATTCAAGGCAGTGCCGCCCTGAGTGACAGTAAAAGTGCGGTCAAAGTCTGCGCCAGCATAAACAGTCATCGAATAAGTGCCAGGGTTAATCATCAATATCCCATCATTTTCATTATTGCTACGCTTGCGCCCGCCGCAACCAAACTCGAAATAGTGCTAAAAATCCAAGCGTTAGAGTGCTTATCTTTCTCAAGCTCACGAATACGAGTCTCATGATCTTGCGACGACTGCAAAATTTGGATGCTGTTGGCTTTCAAAATTTCGATATCACGCACAATCTGCAACAACAAATCTTGGTTAGTCACTCTTGGTTCAGCCATTATTGCCCCTCAGCGGTCATAGGTTGCCCACACAAGCCACAAACAAGCATCGAGTCATCTTTAGGCGCAGAATGAGCCACAAGCCCGCCAAAACAGCCCTCAGTCTTACAAACAAACATTAGCCAGCCGCCACCGCAGTTGACATCGAAACAGCCAAACCATAGATAGTCACAGTCGCAGCCTGAGAAGCCGCACCATTATTGACCAAAGCCACAGTCACAGTGCCAGCGTTCACAGCGTTCACAACAGGAGTCAAATAAGCACCAGTGGTAGTCAAACCCGCAATAATTGGCGCAACATAGAAACGACCTGTTGGCAAGGTAATGCTAACTAGAGCCGATGAACCTGAAGCAATCGCAGTGCCAGGGCCTGAAGCAGTAAAAGCCGACACGTTTGCTGGCATAGGCTGCCAAACAGTGCCATCCCAAATTTCAACACGATTCGTGTCATCTTGAAAAGTTGGTTGACCGACAGTCGCAGTCGCAATACCAGACGTGCGTGCAGCAGTATTAGTGAAAACGCTTATAGATTGCGTTGAAACAGTATTTAGATCAGCGGCAGCAATAACATCGCCAACAGCCCAAGTTTTATACGCCATCACACACTCCTAGAGGTCAAGTTTAGCAATTAGCTTGCTATCGCCTTATTTGTTACAGCAAACAAAGTTGAGTCAGCGCGAGCCGGCAAATTGTCCAACGAACCCAACATCAAAGTCACTCGATGCGTTTCAAACTGAATGTCATGGTCAACTCGCAAAACCTGATAAATCTTGTCAATAATCGGGCCAAGACGACTCGGCTGAAAACAAACACGCACAAGCTGATGAATATCCACATAAGCAGCGTTTAGCAAAATCGCCTGTTGTGCAGCAGTCAAAGATTCGGCAGCAATCACAATGCTCTCAGCCCGATATTCCGGTTTCGAATACTGTCCATCCAAGTCATTAGCGATAGTCTGCAAACGAGTGCTATTAGTTGACAAGTTAGCCACAGTATATGAACGCAACCCATAAAGAGCAGTGCTTCCGGTATTTGTGGCAGTCACAGTTCCACCATAAGCGTTAGTCAAATTGACTTGGTTATACAACTGATCGCTTGAATAAGACATTGTGAGGTCAAAAATAGGCAATGCAGTGCCATTACCATAAGCAGTGCCTTGCGAGTTCACATCAGCAAAAGTGACATAACTATAAAGCGAATTGAATGAACCTGTCTGCACAGCCCTAGTCGAAGCCGACTGCCCGACTTGACTAAACCAAGTTGGCTCAACCTGCCTAGTCACACCGCTTGACTGAAAAACAGTATTGCCATCAAAATAAACGCTTGCTGTCGAACCCTTTTCAAACTGCACAGCAGTCACATACTGAACCACATTTGAACCACCATTGACATCAATGCTGAAACTATCGAACGCAGCTGTGGCAACCGCAGAAACCTGCAACCTAATCCAAGTGTTAGCAGTCACCGAATAAGCAGTGCTGGCAGTATAAGTTAGCGGACTGGCATAAAGGTTGAGACCCAAAACAGGTGAAGTATTGGCTGAATAGTAATAAAGACTTGCAGTATAAGTGCCTGCAGAATAAGTTTTTGACCCGATAGGGTCAGGCGAAGTAAAAGAATTGTCGTAAGACGACAAACTTGACTGCCAAACGCCCTGGAATGCTTTAGAACCAGTAGGCGAACCAGTCACAGACACAATTGCAGTCGCACCGCCACCCCAACCAGCGGCAGTCGCCTGAGCAAAAGTCACCAAATCGGCGTTAGGTGCAGTCACATAGTTGAAATACTGTGTGCCGCCGCTAAACGTATATTGACTAAAACTGCGATCATGAAACGCCAAAGTGTTGTTTGTTTGAGCATAAAAGTCACCCAACTCGCTGCGAGCAACATTCTGCAGATAGTTCAAAACATTGTCGCCAACCGCATAAGTTTGAGGCGGCAACATAGTCTGCCCATAATCAAGTTCAGTCGAATCAACAGTGCCATAAGTCTGTGCAACCGAATAAATCTGCCAGCCAGTCGTATTCGCAGCGACAGTCCCATTAGTCGAAAACTGTGCGCGACCCAAATCAGACAACAAATCTTGTGCAGTGAAACTAGCTTGAGCGTTGATACCCTTTTCATCGTTAGTGAAAGACCAGTCAACAATCTTGCCCACAAACTGCACCAAACCACCCGAAGTCACACGAACCGATGCACCTGGCTGAACCATCGAATAACCAGCAGTTCCACCAACCCACAGGCTAGAGCTTTGATAAGTCGGGTCAAAAGTTCGGTCAGTATTTTGAAAACTAATGTCACAAGAGCCAGGCATAAAGTCAGTCAAAGCACGATCAGTGCCACGCGAAACACGCACCGAACCCACAGTGTTAGTGACATCCACATAAGCGGCAGTGCCAAAACTAATCTCAACCTTTTGCGTAGGAATAGCCATGATTTATCGAGCTGCACCTTGAGGCAACCAAGTGCTAGGAAGTTTGCCATTTGTCTTAGTCCAACGACCAATCGCCTTAACAACCTCATTCGGGTCAGCCGACTGTACATTTACAGTCACATTAGTCGTGCCTCTAAATTCACGCTTCAAATCAGCCCAAGGGTCTTTTCCACTTGATACTGGAATAGCCATTACACCTGCTGATGAAAAGAGTCCGGCAGTAACTGAAACTCGCTTGCCTTTTTTATTCAAATCAGCATTCGCATTGCTTTCGCTAGTTTGACCAGCAGCAAAAGTAGCAGCTTGAGTCAAAGCTAGTAATTTAAGTTCTGTCGGTAGTCCAGCAGTCGGGTCACTTGGCTTGTTTTTTAATCCAGTAAGAGCAGTAATTGCAGTCATCAAAGTCTTAATTGTTTTACCACCCGAAGCCAAAAACATGATTCCTTTTAGAGCAATCAAAGCAGGCAAAGCACGAATCAAAGCCTGCATAATATTGCTAAAACCTTTCATGGCATCACCATTACCGAACATGGCAAAGAAGTCGCGAACACCGCCAAAAGCATCGCTAACAGCCTTTTTAATATCTCTAAAACTCTTACCAACATCAGTCTTAGGGTTCGCAATATCATCAAAAAACTGCATAACCTGATCTGCAGGGCCACCAGGTTGCGTAATGTAATCAACCATATTGACCAACGCAGGCATCACCGTTGCGCCAATCTTTTCCTTGATAAGTTCGAGCGCATTATTGAATTTGTCAAAAGGGTTCACGTTAGCCGCAGCTGCACCAGCAACCTCAACAGCAAAGTCATGCAAAACATCTTTAGACTTTTTGAGTTCAGGAAACATGCGAACCAAAGCAGTCGTATTGCCATTGTTTGCCTTAGCCAAAGCCAAAGCAATCTTTGAAGCATCCTTGCCACTAGCGGCCGCGCCATCCAGGGAAGTTTGAAACAACGAGTTAGCAGCAGAAATAGACTTTGTGCCACGCGCCAAAATCGTATAGGCAGGATACAGTTTGTCTTTAGCGATGCCAGTCTGCATCGAAGTTTTCTCAATAAGTTTTTTAGCCGACTCAATCTGCTCTTTATTAGCGTGAGTCGTATTCTTGAGCTGATTAGCCAACAACTTTTGTGCAGTCGCATCCTTGACCGCTAACTTCACACCCTCCTCAAGTTGGTGTGCAATATCAGTCAAACCATTGACAGCCAAACCAGCACCCGACAAGAAACCGCCAAGGCTCTTGCCAAGACCCGACAACTTACCAAAAGCTCTATGTGCTTTAGTAATACCAGAATCATCAAATTTAGTGAGGATAGGTAGAATAACAGCCATTTAACGCAACTCCCGATTCAACCTGTCAGCGTATTTCCCAATAACAAGTCTAATCTCGCGCTCCATACTAGGGATTTCCTGTTCAACCGCCGGCCAAGCAAAATTACTATTACCCTTTTCACGCAACTTAGAAATCATCACAATACCCGCAACAGCACGATCGCGCGACTTGCCTTTGCCAGCCACATCAATCATCGCTGCAACCGGCGAATCAACTCGAATCGAAATCAGCGAAGTAGTCTTGGCAACCCTAGACCGACGAGTTGAATAACGAACAGTCACCTTATTAGCTCGAACACCAACATCCCAGCCAAGCCTGCCAGAGTTATTCATGCCAGACAACGGGGCAACAGTAGGAATCTGCGCCTTGACCTTATCTGCACCTGGCTTAGCAATGCTTTTAGCCTCACGCTGCATTTGACCAGCCAACTTAGGCTCTAACTGATTAAGAGCCTTTTGCATCTCACGAATACCATAAACATCAGCCATTAGAGTTTTGCGACCTAACAGCGAAATAAAGCGTATTCAACATGCGGTCACTCTCATTCAGCAACACGCTCGGCGCAAGACCAGTAGCGATAGACAGGTTAGCGATAAACCAATGCATCGAATCCTCGCCTATCGCATTTATTTTTTTGGTTCAACAA